GCACTGCCTTGCGCTGCGTCCACTCCGAAAGGTCCGCCGCCGCCTTCGCTAAAGCCTGCGTTTACATGGATCGGCAACGGCGCCATGTATGTGGGCAATGCCTCTGGAGCTTTCGAATCGCCTCCGCCAAACAAACCGGCGAAACCCGAAACCAGCGGCGCGAGCCCAAATCCCGCACCCAACACGCCCCCGAGCGTACTGCCGATTGTGCTCAAAAGCGAATCTCGACTCGATCCGCTGTCGCTCTCGGGCTGCACCATCGCCGCCAACGTCTGCTGCATGAGAGCGTCGTTCATGTTCTGTTGCTGCTGTAACTGATCCGCCAGGCTAGTCATGTGCGTGTTGAGGGAATCGCCCTCAGTGAGCCCGCTCGCCCGCAATAAACCGGTCAAACTTTCGGAACTATTGGCCATCCCTAACCTCTCGCCATTCTTTTTCCAACGTCAACATTGCATCAGCCTCCTTAGCCGGGAGCGCCGCCAGCTCGCTCCCGCGCCAACTCTTGCTCGCGAAAAACCATTCCACCCAGCCGATGCTTTCGGGCGTTACCCATGACCGCGGACATTCTTCAGTCGACGCGCGCCCCCGCGCCCACACCACTTTCCGCGGCCCGCGCTGCTCCTCCGCAATCCATCCGCACCGGCGCGTTCCTTCCAGCCCTTGCCGTCGACAAGATTCACATTTCCACCCGGCCTGATTCCCCCTCAGAAAATGGAATGTGACTATTAGTTTTTTCTTTCGGCCTCACTCAAGCCGCATTCCGATTTGACGCTGGCCAGAATTTCCGCCGCCAACTCCAGCGGCCCCTTGTCCACTAAAGACTCCGGAGTCGCCGCCTCGCCGTCGATCGTCAACCCTTCCACCGCCAGCAGGCCCCACTGGAGATACGCCCGATCGACCTCCGCCCCCACCACGACGGCCTCCAGCTTCTCCCGAGCGTCCGTGCCCGCCGCCAGAAACTCCGCCTTGCGGCCGATCTCGCGAATCCGCCGCGCCAGCTCAAGTCTTCGCCCAAACGTCAGCCGTGCGATCCCGTATCTCACTCCCGCCGCAGACTCAGCATCGAACCACAACACACTGTCGTAGGAATGTTCCGCCTCGCTTCTAAGCGAACGCGATGTAGAGCTCATCATTAACCGCCCCCTGTGCCCGGCTGTTCTGAAATTTCCATTGCAGCCGCGTCTCTGAATCGTCGAATGTTGGAACCTCCGGCACCATCGCCGGCATATACGCTCCGAACAACTGTCCGCTCGCCTGGCCGAGTTGCAGCATCACGCTGATGGGCGAACGTTGCCGTGCCGCTTGATATAACGCCGGAGTCTGCGCGTCCACCATCTCAAACAGACTGAAGTTGAGAGTCACTTTGCGTATCCCCGCCGCGATACAGCGCGCCAAATCGCTGCCGAACTCGCGAACCCGCAGTTGAACATTGTTACTCAGGCTCAGTTCCGCTCCAGTGAGCGTGAGGAAACTCGCCGGAGTTGCCCCCATCCACACCTGCCCCAAATGACCCGGCACAATCGTGTAATCGAACCCCGCTTCCGCGGGCTCGGTCGGGAACTGCGTCAAACCTCCCTGACCACTCGTGAAACTGGCGCTATCGAGCAAATCTTGTGACGGCCCCGCAAAGACAAATTCCTGAAAGTCTCCATTGACCTTGACCTTCACCGTATCGATCGCGGCTCCATTCAGGATTCTTTGCAACGCGCTTGCCGGATCCCAATAATCGAAAATACTGACGCTACCTAGATCGCTTCCTAGCTGATACGTCAGCGTGGGACCGAGCACCGTTCCCGCCACCACCCCGCTCGTGAACGGCGCAACCAAAAACACAGTCATCGAATCTTGAATCGCGGCGACGAACCGAATTTCTCCGCCATTCGCCACCGCTTGCCCCGTGCTCAATCCGTGCGCCGCCGAAAAACCGAGCTGCGTGGTCGAACTCGTCATTGCTACCGTTCCCCCGGCGAAAGCCAGCGGAGTTCCGCCCATGGCCGCCTGAAACAACGGTCCGTGGCTCGGCGCCGCCTGCCCACTCACCCAATCCGTCATGAATGTATTGAGCTGATACGCGGTCCGCTTCCGAATACTATTCGGCAATCCGACGAAGGTTCGGCTCCCCGACTTATCCCGGCGCGAGTTCTGCTCCGGCACCTGCCTCGCCGCCAGTTTGACGCCCGGAATCCGGTTCTGCCCCGTGATCCCCGGCACTCTTCCGTAGGCGGATTCGAGCGCGACGTAAAACCGATTGTTGTTTGACGATATGTAACACGACATGAATCCCAGCCCCTCTCAACTCGACAAATCGACTTCGAAAATCACTTTGGCCGCCTGCAGGATATTGCGGCCACCATATTGCACCGGCTCGAACTTCACTTCATAGCCGCCGGTAAAAAACATCCCCTGCCCCCAGTCCCCGCGATTCGCATCCAGCACCTGAGTCACCGCATCCACGTACAGCCGGACTTTTTCTTCCAGTCCCTCGATGCGATCCTGTGACGCCCGCACCTCCGCCACCGTTCGAACCTTCCCAGAAAAGTTGCGGAACTTCTCGGTCAGCAAGTTCTGCACCCGATCCGCGTATACCAGCACTACCGGATACTTCACCGCCGCGCTCTTTTCCATCAGCGCCACCGGTGTATTTTGAGGAATCACATTCTCCGCCGGAATCGCTGGCAGAGCCACGCCAGCATTCAAAGCGATCTGTGCCGCGATCGGCACCAATCCCCCAACCGAGTCCGTGAACAGCGCTACCACTTTCCCCGCCGCAATGCTCGCAGCCTGCGCCATCGCGTTATCCCCGCCTCAAGATGCGGCCGCCCGTGACGTACATGTCCGCCTCCTGTCCATCCCCGGGACTCGCACCGTTCACTAACCCGGATCCAGGCACTGTGAAAGTCGCACCAATCGTTAACGGCCCTCCATTCTGGAGCGTCAGCGTCGAGACTGTCGCGCCCAGATAAACATTCCATCCCGCCGCGATAGCCGGCGCATTCAAGCTGGTAACCGTCAAGGCACTGCCGTCCCCAGTTTGAAAAGTTGCCGCCGCACTCGCGCTTCCCTCTTGACCCATCTCCGAAACCCAACTCACTTGCGCGTAGTAAATGGTTCCCGCAAGAGTTCCGGTCGTCGCACCAAGCACCGGCGTTCCAGCCCGCGGTACCGGCGCCGCCACCAGTCCGATGCCGAACTCTAGCGTCCGCTCTCTCGCGCCTCGCGCCAGCTCGCGATATTCCTCCCACTTGTTCTTAAATCGATCGTTCAACTGGTTGTTGTAAGCGTCCCGGTAGACAACAGCCAACGTGTGTAGCGCATGCCAGCGCTTCATTTGTGGACTCACCACCACATCCGACACGCCTATCTTCCGCCGGTCCCCACCCACTAGAGACGGCGGCGAAGACTGCGCACCGGTATGACCGAGCAGTACATCCAGCACGTCCTGAGAAATCTCGACGGTGGCCAGACAGAGCTTCGCGTCCAGATCGATCATCTCCACCTTCGACACGTCTAGAATTGCCGCTTCATACACCCGCAACGCTTCCGTATCGTTCGGATTACCGTCCGTCAACAAGCCCATGTCTTTTCCTCTCGTCCAATAGAAAAGGGGACGAGTCCTAAAACCCGTCCCCCACCCGCGACCAGCCGCGTACTAGCTGTTCACTTGCACCGCGTGATTATTCCGCAGCACACCAACCCCGTAGAGCACATCCACCGTGAACTGCTGCGCCAGCGTGTTCGGTTGATAACTCATGGTCACCCGCATCCCGAAGTTGCCCAGCTCGGCATACTCTGCAATCGCTCCCGTTCCCGGCAGCGGCTGCGGCAGCCGTCGCACCACCAGGCCGATCGCGTTCTTCGCGAAAGCCAGATTATGTGTGGTAACCGGAGCGCTCCCCGTCTTCGCAACGAACTGCGAGCGGAAGATGTAGAAATCTTTCATCTTGCCCACCGCTCCATCTACGATCACACGCAGCCCCGCTTCTCCCACCGTCTGGTATTCGCTGAAACGCGGGATCTGCCGCAGCGCCGAGTAAGTGGCCGCGTCTACTACCAGGTACTTCGAAGCGCTCGCCGGAACCTTGGTGCTGAACAGAGCTGTCTCCGCCGCATCCACCGTCGCTTCCGTAATAGTCGTGCCCGCTGTTCCCACCGCCGTGTTCGACGTAAACTGCGGATAAAGCCCCAATAGATCGGTTTCTATTTTCTCAGCCAACGCCACTACTGCCGGCTGCATGTACAACTTCAAAAGATCCGGCACCGCCAGAATCTTGGTCACGTCCGGCACTTGGAACGTAGCCTCCGCGTGAGTGTTCAGTACGATCTGTGCATTGCCCAGATTTGGGTTTTGCGTCTGCACCGTGCCGCCTTCCGCGATGTTGTTCGCAACCAGCGTCGGCGGGATCGGGACGTTAATTGTATCTCCCGCCTGCGCCAGCGCCGGTTCATAGTCGCGATTGACTAGGTTCCCCATGACCAGGTTCCCCATCAACGCCGGCAGGGCGTCCGCCGCCACCAGCTTTACAATCGCGCTCGCTACGTTTGCCGAAGTTATTGTTGCCATTTTTCCCTTTCTCCTCTACCACCCGCGTAGCGTCAACGACGCCACTCTGGCGATCTCCTTCCGGACTCTGTCCAGTTCCTCCGGACTCATGCCCGGACGAATCGTCTCCAAATCCACGCGCGTCTCACCCGGCGTGCTTCTCTGCCCCGCGCCCGCCCCGGAACCGCCGCCCAACCGCGCCGGCAGCAGCTCCGGATTCTCCTTAACGAACTGCTCCACATGCTCCCGCATCCCGATCAGCTTTCCGTCTTCACCCCGCTGAATCTCATCCCGAATGGCCCTGTAAGCCAAGTCCAGCTTGGCCACGCCTTGTCTCTGCAGCTCTGCCCTCACCGCTGAGCTTCGCTCGGCCTCGTCCGCTTTCACCACCAGCTCCCGAACCCTTTCTTCCAGCGCCTCACGCCGCTTGCGCTCATCTTCCAACTCGGTCTTCTGCGGCATGAACTCCTGTACCACCGCCTGCACAATCTCGCGAATGTCATCCATTGGCTTTAATCCCGGCCGCTTCGATCTCAGCCACAATCCGGTCCTTCACATCCTGCCGTGCATCTGCCATGTATTTCAGCGCCAGTTTTTTCTGCACTTCCTTCCGCAACGTGGGCGAATCCGCTCCCAGGGCCAGCAGTTTCTGCGCATCATCCACCTCCACCGCGAAATCCGAAATATCGAATTCGTCCAGGCCAGTCACGCCAATTGCCAGGTCATCCTCCCGGGCTGCGTTGATCGCTTTCAGTACGCGCCGCACCAGATCCTTCACCGCATCCC